TCCAATTGAATTTTAAAGAACCTAAATTTATTGTTGCCATGTTTAACCTTTATTGTTTTTTTTATTAATTATCTACGCACATTATATTGTACTTATTAAGTTGCCATTTGAGTTAATGCTAAAAACAAAGCCAGAAGCACTAAATAAAACATCGTCAAAGTTGGCATATTGACTTTCACTAATGTTATCTGCACCTTGATTAGTTGTAATATATCTTAGTGAATTATTGCCAGGTGTAGGTGTGTTTGCTGTTCCACCCATATTTGAGTGAGAAGAACAATAATAATAAAGTGTAGGTGCACCACTAGCTACAACGATTGTAACTTGTGTTGAGCTATTGTGCGTTACACCTGTTGTATATTCTGATCCACTTCCGTGTGTTCCATTTGAAGTTGTTGAAAATTTAAAAGGATGTGCAGAAGGATAATTAAATATGTAAGTATTTCCTTCATATAAATTTAAAGTATCTTGTTGAACACCATCTATAAAATATTTATTTGAACCACCAACAGAAACTACTGTTACAGTTTTAACTAATGTAGATGGATTAAAATATCTTTCAAAACCATAAACTTCTGCTGAACTTGCATTAGAATAAGTTAATGCATTACCTGCTCCATTAACAACAAGAGCTTGTCCTGCTGATCCTATAGAACTTGGTGTATCTGTTAAATCATTAATTGATATATTAGCTAATTCAAATGTTCCGTATCCTACAATATCAACAACATCACCTGCTGCTAACGCAGATGCAAATACTACAGAATTTCCAGATGTAGCTGTAACGTCTGTTCCTAATATTTGCTTAACACCATTTAAAAAAATATCTATAAATCCAGAGTCATATGCTAAAGTTTTACTTGAAACTTCTGAATATCCTGTACCAGATGCACCAGATAAAGTTGATGGTGTTCCAGTAATATTATAAATAAATCTATTTGCTGTACCATTTACTGTAGAACCAGCTGCTGCCCATCCAGAAGATTTGTAAACTTTTAATTCGTTTGCTGTTGTGTCAAAATATAAATCACCAACATTTAACGAACTACTTGGTGCTGATGATGAAATTCTATAAACGTCTGCAAAATTTTGTACTGCTGCTAAATTAGAATTAACTGTATTGATTGCAGATACTGCATTTCCTACAGAAGTAACTTGTGAACTTATACCTGCAACTGTATTAATATTTGCACTATTACTGTTTACTGCGTTAATATTTGTTGCGTTAGAATTAACTGCATTAATTGCTGCTGCACTTGAATTAATAGTATTAATAGCTGTTGACATTCCTGCAACTGTAGTAACATTTGATGCAACTCCTGCTACAGAAGTAACATTTGCTGCAATACCTGCTACTGTTCCAATATGAGAAATTACATTTGTAGCATTTAAATTATTAATATTAGTTAAAGCTCCTGCTACCGAATTAACATTTGTAATAGAATTACCAACATTATTAACATTAGTTATAGCACCTGCTACAACTTCAATTTCTGATGTAGTTTCATTTAAATCGTCAGCTACAGTTTCTACTTCAGAAACAGCTTCTGCTAAATCATTTGCTACTGCTATAACTTTTGTAATATCTGCTGCTACTGTATTTACTGAACCTATGTTATTAGCTACAGTTGTAACTGCTGCATTTACTCCAGCTACTGTTGTTACGTTAGCTGCTATATTGCTAACTGATACTATATTAGATGATATTCCAGCTACAGTATTTACGTTAGTTACATCTTGAGTAAATTCTAAAGCTGTTCCACCTGGATTAACTGTTAAAAATTTATTTGCAACTAAGTTTGGAAAAGTAAGATTAAATGTATTTGCTGTTGTTGCTGCAGCTTTAGGAGAAAATTTTAAATCTCTTTCTACTTGCTGGATCATAGCAATAATTTTATCTAATTCTGTATTTAATGAGTCAATTTGAAATGCACCAGAAGTTGGAAAGTCTGTAGATCTAGCAACAGCTAAATCTCTAAAAATAGTTATAACATCATTAAGGGTAGCCCCTCCCCCTAATGTAATTGATCCACCACCAGAAACTGCTGCACCTGTAACTGAATATTGTGAAGCTGATGATGGTGACGCATTAAATGATAATTGTGTATTACCATTAAATACTTTTATATCAGAAACAGTAAAAAATTCAAAGGGTACAGAAAAACTAGTCTGTCCACTTGTAGCTGTATATTGAACTCGAGGTTCAGTATCAGAAATAGTTATTGCCATTATTTTAATCCTTTTTGTATGTCGTCAAACAACCAATCGAGATACCATACATTTTGCCAAGGAATTAACCTACGCACATTTTTAGCTGTGTGATGATTATACTTGCCACCAGCAACATCATACATGATATCAAAGATGTTATAAATTTGTCCTCCAGATGGGCCAAGTATTGTTCCCATCTTCCATCTTGTAGATGAACCATAAGGTTTACCTGCACCTAGTAATGGAGAAATTCCAAATCTATTATCTGTTAAAGTTTCTATTGCTTTATTAACGTCACTATAAATTCCTGCTAAACCAGATCTATCAAAAGCATTTAATAATTTTTGTGACAAAGGTAGTTTACCATAATCTCTATTAAATCTATATTTGTGATACAAGCCATCAATCATCATTCCAGATCCAAGTAATAAAATAGAACCAAATAAAAAATCAGCATCACGTTCTTGCATACCTCTTAATAAAATTCTTTGAGATGCTGCTGCTGCAAACTTTTTAAACTGAGCTATAGTTGATCCTACTTCTGTACTCATCCATAAAGCTGTGTCGCCTTTGCCTGGAGTTACAATAGTAATATTAATATCTTTATTTAATGCTGCACCAAAAGCTTTTTTAGCTGCATCGTCTGTCCATTCTGATGTACCTGCAATAAAGTTATGTTTTAATTTTGTACCATGAGTTTCAAATTGTACTGCTATTCTACTAGCCATTTGTTCATCAATACCAGAACTAGCTAAAGCTATTTTCCATTTGTCTGGTAAACCACCTTTACCCCATTTAATAGAGTCTTCTATTATTCTAGAACCAATAGTAACTGATGCCATAGACTTAGCCATTTCAGTCCATCTAGACATAAGGTTAATATACATAAAGTTAAACTGAGAAGTTTTACCCATTGCACTTTCCATCTTGTTTACAAAGCCAAACATATCTGATGGCATATCTGCAAATAACATAGCTCTTTGGTTAGTAATTAGATCAACTGCTTCACCCCAAGATTGAGCTTCTTTTTTACCTAATTTGTAAATAGAACCACCACTTATACTGTCAGCTAATAATTCAAATTGTGTTTGAAATCCTCTTTTAATACCAGAGGTCATAACAACTCTAGCTGCGTCTGGTATTGCTGCTGCAAATCCAGTAAGCATTGTTAATGCATTATAGTGTTTCATTGTTCTCATAGCCACAGAAGTCCAATGATGAGGATTAGATGGTAAACCATAAGTACCTCTAAGTAATTCTACTGCTGCTTCTAAATCACCTAATACTTGATTTTTTTCTTTAACAAGCTGTAATCTTTTAGCTTTGTTTTGTGTAAAACCAATTTTCATATTATATTCTGCTGCTACTTGTAACAATCCAGGCTCAGTCATAGACTCAGCTTCAGATACATATTTGTATCCCATACCAGATGTATCTCCGTATTTTTTAGTTAATAAAATATCTGGAACTATTTGTCTGTAGTATGCTTTTTGTAATGCAAAAATATCATTACCAATCATACCTGCATCTAATAAAGCTAATTGTGCTTCTGCATCTAAGTTTAAATTTCTAGCTTTACTTGCTCTTGCGTATCTTGGTCTATTGAATAAAAATCTTTCATTAGCTATTATTTCGTTTAATTCTTTAATACCACCATTTTTAACAGCTTCTAATTTAACTAACATTTTATCCCAACTTCTTTTTTCAAATCTTGTAAAAGGAAAATGACCAGATAGATCTTCTACTAGTTTAGCTAACTTAGCTTCATTCATAGTAATACCTTTACGAACTAAAAAATCTTTTATAATTTGTTTAAATAATACAGGATTGTTATCAATAGCTGTTTTGTTGTAGATAATATTAATATAATTTTTAACACCATCTGGTGTGTTTTTAATATTAGCTAATCTTTCTGTTAATTTTTTTATTTGAGCTTCTAATTGTTCTACTGTCCATGTAGCTGTTTTGCCATCTATTTTCGATTTAACAACTTTACTTACTTGCTTAGTATCTCTAAGCATTTTTAATACACTTTCCATTGCAGCTAACTCTTGTTCTACAGGAGCTTCTCTTAATTTATATTTTTTTATTTGCTCCATTAATGGGCCATATACTTTTTCTTGTGTAATTCTTGCTGCTTCTTCTACAAACTGATTAGGATGTTTTCCTGTAATTCTAGCTTTAACAATTTCTCTAGAAAATTGTGACATAGAATAAGATTCAGTATCTAATGTATTTCTCCAATTAACACCTATTTCTGTTTTAGGTTTTGTTTGACCAATACTTTCTAGATACTTCATGTAAGCAGTTTTTATATCTTTCATGCTTTCTATTACTGCAACTTCTTCCATCTTTAATTGTACTTCTAAAGATGCACCAGTTGATTGAAAGCCCCAATCCTTTGTGTTCTTTAGTTTAAGCAAAGGAGTGTCTAGAATATCGGACATCATTTTTCTGCCATTTGTTGTTGCCGATTTCATTACTCTAAATACAGGAGTCCAAGGCCCTTCTTCTCCAAATTTAGAAAAATAACTTTTTACAAAGGCTTCCCCTTCTAATCTCTTTCCTGCTGTAGATAGATTTTTAGTATCAGTATTTACAGCAGCACCTACTCCACTAGGTGCAGTATCTACTTTATTAGGATTAACTAATACTCCATCTTCATATATTTTACTTGATCCATCTAATTCTTTAACAACCATTCTTTTAGAATTTTTGTTTACAGGTGGTATCCAATCATCAGCTAACTTAACTGATTTTTGTATAATGTGTTCTGGTACAGGTGTAGTAAATTTATTAATTACTGCAGGTATAACAAACGATGCTAATCCAACAATAGGTACAAAACTATCATCTCTTAATGGATCTAAGTTTTGTTTTATTATTTCTTCTGTTGTTGCTGCCGTGCCAAAAACTTTTGCACTTCTAGCAGCTTTAGTAAATAATAAGTAAGAAGATGGATCTGCAATAGCACCTGTTATTCTACCTAAAAAATAATAAGGAGATTCTTTTTCTATAGTTGCATTGTGTTTAAGTTGAGCAAGTATATCAGTAGTTTCTTGTGCATTTCTGCTAAACATAAACTTATCTTTTATTTGTTCAAACCCTTCTAATTGAGGATCATTAACATAAGAATAACCAGCATCGCCTTCGTATTTTTGTCCATTAGCTATTTCATCATATGCCATGTACAATAAATTTTCTTCTTTAAAACCATCCCATAAATCTGTAGCTGCTTGTGTAATACTTGGGCTATAAACTTTTTGTTGGTCTAATGCTTTTTTTTGAGCATCTTCATATGTATATGGTACTGCTTGAGAATAAGTAATACCCATTTAATTTTTGCCCCATTTACCTGCAAATGTTTCGTATGCTTCTGAAACCCCTTCATTAATATATATATCAATCATTAAATTACCTGCTGGATAATATGTATTAAATGCAGAAGTTTCTCCTGGAGCTACACTAGTATTCATTTTAGACTTAATCATAAATTTAATAATTCTTGAAATTTGATTAGTGTCTTGAAAATTAACTAAACTTTCTGGTAACATTTCTGTATTTTTTAAAGCATTTAAATATAAATTTTTATCTTTTGCATTAAAACTAGAAAGTAATTCTTCTATTGTTGGTGTATCATTTAAAACTTTTTTATTACCAGGAACAATAGTTGACATACTAATCATTTTCATAACAGATGCTTTAACACTATCTTTTGGATGACCAAATACAGCTGTATTGTTTTCAGCTACAAGATTTAATGAATTATCATTTTCTGTTTTTTCTAAACCTAATAAATTATTTGTTCTATGTGTTAATGGTAAAGATGTATTATTATAATTTTTAATTGCATGATGTCCAAACATCATACCATTTTGATAACTAGTATGAGGTTGTTTGTGTGGTGGATAAATAGATTCTAAAGCTTTTGATTTATCGTTTAATATTGTAGATGAATTTATTTCATCAGAGTATGTTTTTAAATCTGCATTTTTTTTATTGTTAATTGCAATCTCATTCATTCTTTCATCAAGATCTGGAACATCTTTTCCTAATAAATTAAATAACATTTTAAATGGTTTAACTTCATTAGGTACATCATCAACCATTGGTAGATCCATCATCCAAGACCAATTAGCTAAACTAATTAAACCTTTTTCTCCAGCATCTGCAAACTTATGCATTAAGTATTTAGATGAACTATCTGTAGGTTTAAACTCACCTAGAATTTTATCCATTGTACTAATATTTTCTTTAGCCAATACTTTTAATAAATTATCTTTAGTAGATGGTGCATCTTCTTGATCTACATTTTGCCAACCATCAGGTTGAAAAAATTCACCAGGTTCTGTAATTTTAATAAATCCACCTTGGCCATTAGATACAGAAACACTATAACTCATTTTACCATTAATCATATTTCCTGTAGGTTCAAATATAGGAAGAACAGATCCATCTTTAATTTTAGCTGCTAAGTCATCAAAACTAATTTTTTTACCGTTTTTATCTATACCAAATAAACCATTAGCTTTATCTTCTGCACTTTGTGAATTATGCCATGCTACAAATGTTGGCATTATAGACATAGCAATAGCTGAATCTCCTAATCCAAACTCATGTTCAATACCATGTTTAGTTAAACTATAATCGTGGCTATCAAACAATATACCTTGATCCATATTGTTAACTGCTCTTTTAGTATATTTACTTGGTGTGTAATTTGCTTTTAATAATTTATTTAATGCTGAGAATGTTGCTCTAGATATTACATCTTTATTAGATATATCTATATTACTATCCATTGCCATAAATTTTAATTCATTAGTAACTTTAGCTATAAAATCTGCTTTAACTGTTGGTTGCATATCTTCAAATGGATTACTTGCAAACCAATGAAAAGAATCTTCAAACAATACTTTAGAATATTTATTACCATCTCCCATTATTGTAGAAAATGATAGATCTCTAGATACACTTTCTCTAAATGGCATAAATATTGCTTTTAAAAATGTTTCATTACCATCTAATGCTAAATCAATATTTTTATGAAAATCTTTTACATCAAGATTAATTTGAGTATTAACACTTTCGCTTATTTCTTTTTTATCTCTAACATTCCATTTTTTAGCTAAGTCAACTATTTCTCCATCACTCATAGATAAAGCATCGTTAGTTGACATATGGTACAAAAAACTATTTGTATCTATGTTTGTATGCCACCCACCAAACTCACCACTAATTTGATTATAAAACTCTAGTTTTTTTTTAAAAGCCATCATGCTGCTTTCTTGTTCTAAATTACCTGTGCTAGTATTAAAGTAATTAGTCCAAGATTTAGGAATACTTCCTTGTTGTTCAAATATTTTTTTTACTTTCATAAAATTCATATCTGTTACATCCATTATTTCATTTGGACTTTTAGCTACACCATGTTCAAACAATATGTGTTGAAAAGCTTCTTCTTTTTTATCTTCAGATAAACCTGTAGGAATAACTCCATTTTTCATAGAGCTTACATGAGCTTGTGTTTCGTAAATTTTATTAATGTGTTTAGTAATTGTTTTAACATTAGCAGCACTAACACCATTATAATTTTTACTAATATATGCACTCAAATTAGTATTAGCTCCATTTATAAAATTACCAAAATGTAAACCATTACCTATTTCAGTTTCTTGATCAAAATTAAATTTTGCATTTACTTCATTAGCTTTTAATTTTTTACCTCGCCAATTAGAATATTGATTCCAAATAGCATCTGTAATTTCTTTTCTAGTATCATCATCATTCATTTGTTTGTTGTAGATTTCTAGTATTGGATTGTTTGCTATTTCTTCTGATGTAATAGGTGTAGGATTTTTATTATCTATTAATAGATTAATATAATTATAAGCATCTATTTCATTCATAGTTTTCATCATGTTAAAACCATTAGTAATATGTAATGCTTTAGTACTATTAGTTATTCTAAGCATGTGTGCTTTATCAGATCTGCTTTCTTTAGATCCTTCTTTAACTAACATTTCAAAATCTTCGTGAGCTTGGTTATTTAAAAATAACATTGCTTTAACTGTTGCATCATTAACAGCACCTTTTGCTGCATTAGAATCTGGATTATCTGCTGCTACACTATGAGAATATTCTGCATTAGTATTAAGATTGTTATAAATTTCTGCATTATCAAATTCAAATTTTGCTTCATCTAATTTAAATCTATTGTTTGCAGCACCATTAACTAAAACACTAGATGATGAAGACAGCATAGCATTAGCTTGTATTTTATATACTGCTGGTATTTTTTCTAATAAAGTTTTTGAATAAGTATCTACTGCTGCTTTCATATCAGCAGGATTGTTTTTTAA